GGAACCGAGGATCACGGGGCTGATCAGGCGGAGTCATTGGTCCGCTGTCCTCATCTCCCACGACGCCGGGAAGCGATGGTATCGCGCGATCGAGTGCCCTCGTGAATTCCTGGAACCGGCCAGGCCCAATGCCTCGCTGAAGATTTGTGAGGATGCGCGCCTGTGCGGCCGGGTCAGCTTCGACAAGCCTACGGGCCAGCGCGAGAGCCACGTCTTGGCGGTACGCTGTCGCTCTCGTCAGAGCAGCGCCGACGACTTCAAGGACTGCATTCGTCCCGCCGCGCAGGCCCATCATGACCCTCGATAGAGCGTCAGCCGCAAATTCCGCGTCGTCCTGCTGCCGCTGTGCGGTAGCCGAGTTGCCAAGCACTCGGTTGCGCGTCTGACCCATGCGCTCTTGACGAGATAGATACTCGCCAAACCGCCCGGAGCGATCAGCAAACGCTCCTTGCGTCCCTCTGGTATTCGGGATGATCTCTCGTAGAAGTTCTTGCACACGGGCGGACTGAAACGGCAATGTCGCATCGTTTCCAGAACGTCTCGCACCAAGAGCATTGCGAGCGCTTTCAAGAAACCCCTGCCTGAAATAGGTCTGTTGGCCGGGCGTCAAGTTCCGGAATTGCTCGACCGAAACCTCACTGTTCTCCCTGAGAGCAGCGCGGCCAAGCTCGATGGCCTCACGGTTCTCAGCAGCAGACCCCCAGGCGTTGCGAGCCTGCTGGTAAAGGACGTTACGCGTCGGTTCCCCGGCTGCATTCGGAGCATGAACTGCTGTCAGAAGGTCATTCTTGAACCCGGTCAACAGACGTGCCAAGTTGTTCTCGCCGCCACGGCGGGCGGCATCAATCATATCGTCAAGCTCCTGCTTTGCAGCGTCAAACCGTGCGATATTGTCCACTGGCTTGCGTTGCGCAGTGAATACGTTGTGCTGCGCTCGAAGCGTCGCCAAGTCTTCCTGACCGCGACGCATCAGCACCGCATAGCGCTGCGTCAGTCGCTCGCGAGCCCGGTCATTCCGAGCAAACGCAATCTTCTCCTGCATGTCCTCAGAGAGACGTTGCAGGCGAGTCATCATGGCAAGCTCTGCATCCGCTGCACCAGCCTTCTGCGGTTGCGTAAAAAGATCGATTGCTTTCTGAAGGCGTCCAGCGATTCCAGGCGGGTACTCCTGAACTCGCATTACCATGCCGTCTATGACACCCTGCAGGTCAAAAGCCTCTGACGCGTTCCTGGCTGCGTCGTAGAGGCGCCTGCCTTCCATTGCCTGATCTGCTGCGATCTGTCGTTCGGTAGCGCGAGCGCTCGCGCTGGTGCGCAGTTGCAGCGCTCGTGACAATGCGTCATCGATCTGACCACGCTGACCGGTATCGCCAGTGGCAAATCTGCTGATCTGGTTCGGTTCGCCACGCTGCCTTGTTTCGAGAGCGCGACGCACAACTTCCCCGGCTTCACCCCCCTGCCGATAGACACTGCCAGTCAGGCGCTGCATGACATCCGACGTGTCAGCAATCATCTCTGGAAGTTGTGCTTGGCTATTGCCGCCGAACCGCGCCGCGTCCTGCCCAGCCTGAAGTTCTGCCTGAACAGCTTGCGGCGTCGTGCCACCGCGCTCTATCCGCTGGCGAACAATGTCATCAGCGATGGCGTCAGCGCTGCGACCCGGAAGGCGCGCGGCAATATGTGGGGCGGCGGTTCGTACAGCATTGAAGGTCCCGCTGGCAGCGCTGGTCGCCAATGGCATACCGACTCCAAGCATGCCGCCGGCCGCCGCGTAGTCTCCGGCCGTATTCAGACGCTCATCAAATCCGCCCTCACCCTCAGCAAACCCATGACCCGCGCCATATGCCGCTCCAGTTACGCCGCCTGCCGCAATACGGCCAAGGGTCGTTGTCGCATTCAACACAGGCGTGAGCGGTGCCATGGCCACGCCGCCAGCAAGCTTCGTAGCCGTGCTCGACACAGGATTTTCTGCGTCCTCCCGGCGATAACGCGCCCTCGCGTATTCAAGCGCATCATCATACGGCTGCCCGACACGGCCGCCAGTGAGCCAATTCGCTCCCGCCGATACGTGAGCCCTGGCTTCGTCTAGTAAGCCGCCAAGTACGGGGAATCCTCTCAAGGCATTTTCTGCGGCACCTGGAGAGTTCAGTGCGTCAAAAGCCGGATTCGCGGCTCGCTCTCGGGCAAGCTGATCTTCTGCAGCCTTCCTGCGAACAGTTTTCTCGTCAACCTCTTCGTTAGGCTGAACCAGTTCAAAACCGGGCGGCAACGGAGGCGGCGAAAACGCGCTCGGTACGAGTTCGAATCCAGGAGGCGGCTTCGGAGTCATTGTACGGGCACCCACTGCTGGCCGTTCCACTCAATCTGCTCACCAGTCTGTGGATTTCTTGCGCGGATGGGAGCGCCGCCGACTCCAGACGGAGCAGGCTGCGGCGATTCTGACTGCGACGATGGTACCCCTCCATAACGACCGGACGGGTCGATGGCCTCAACACGCTGACGCTTCATATTCCTGTTGTTTTTTGCCCAACTCAGGACCTTTTGCGCCGCGTTCTGTCTCACGATTGGGGGCTGTGATGGATCGGCCATCAACGAAATGAACTTCTTCATTTCGTAATCCGTTGATGCCCCTTTGAGCGTTTCGGACATCGCCTTAACGGCTTCCGAATTCATAATGTTTTCCCAGAGCGCCGTCCGTTCCGATTTATCAGGGCTGGCAATAGAGTCGTGCACCATCCAATCTGGCAACTTCGTACCGAGATATGTTCTCGTTGACGCACCGAGACCGGTGTATGTGTCCGGGTTAAGAGCCACAGCCTTCTCAAGCTGCTCAATTTGAGAATCCATCCCTGTAATCTCGTCCTGGCTCTTCCAGAGTTCCTTCTGCTCGGTTGGCGTCATCTTCAGCATGTCGCGAGACGGTAAGTTACCGGTCATAATCCATGCTCGAATGTTGGGGTCATCCTTGTCCCAGCCGCGCGCCGCAGCGGCTGCTTCGCGAGACTCCAGCGTTTCCGCCTTTGATCTGCCCTGCTCAAGCGTCTGACGCCTATACGCTTGTTCAGCATCAAACTTCTTCTGATCGAACTCGCGGCTGTAGCGACGATCCGCTTCCTGGCTTCCCATCTTCAGGAAGTCGCTCCCTAGCTCTTGATCAAGAGCGATAAGGTCGTCCGCCATGGCGTAGAAGTCGGGGTTCTGTTGCGCGTCCCTCTTAAAGCCCTTCGCCAGGACCTGCCTAGCCTGCGCTTTGCGATTGCGCTCCTCCTGAGCTGCGGCCTGCTGCGACTGGAACGCGTCCTGCTTCATTCGATTGTTCTGCGCGTCGGCGTAGGAATCGTAAAGCTGACCGATCTTGCTGAAGTCGATCTGTGCGGGCGCAAATGCGTTGTTCGCATGCGTTTGAGATGTGGGGAAAGAAAAGCTCGGAAAGGCGGGCATGTTCCGTGGGTCCTCTTCTTATGCTGCGCCGCCCATGAACTTCGACGCCAGATTTCCAACGCCCATGATCGCGCCCCAAATGTTCGCGTCTGCTGTTTTCTTCGCAGCGTTGATGTCGGCGTAAAGCTGCGAGTTCGAGTTGCCGACTGCCTGTTCCGTGCCATGAGCAAGCCCGGCCTTGGCAGCGTTGTGACCGTATTCCAGATCGCCAAGGCCTGCGGTGTACCCCGCCTGCGATGTCGAAGCCTGCAATCCCTGGCCTGACGCTCTATACAGGTTGTCGAGATATTGCTGGAACTGCTGATCCGCCATTCCCTGAGCACGGTCGGCAATGCCGATCATCGTGTTGCCAGATCCGAGCATCCCGAGCGAGGATGCATTCCGCTTCGCTGCCTCCGTCGCCTGGTTGACAGCGAAGTCATAGCCAGGATTGGTGCGGAAGTTCGTCACCGCACGGTCATAGCCTTCCTGACCATTGAGCCCGATGGCATCACCGTAGGCGCCCGTCGCCTGTCCGCCCGTCTGCGTGTACTGGTCGAACAGATTGATCGCCTTCTCATACTGTGGCTTGGCCGCAGAGAGACCCTGGTCCATGTATCCGAAGGCGCGATCTTCTCCGGTCCTGAGACCAGAGACGCGCGACTTGTTGGCAGCGATTGCCGCATCCTTGCCGCTGCTGGACGAAAAAGCGTCGAAGAGCCCCATTTCCTCTATTCTCCGTCAGGAAATCACATAGGCGCGAGACCGGCCGCGCCGCACCGTGTACGTGATGATGATCAATCCTTGAGCGCCGTTGCCGCCGCGAAGAGGAATGCCTTCCTTACCGCCGCCGCCGCCGCCACCACCGTAGTGTCCGCCGTTACCGCCATAGGAGCCGAGAATGCCAGCGCCTCCGCCGCCACCTCCTCCGGAGCCAGCGGTGCCATATTCCGCACCAGCGCCGCCGTGACCGCCACGACTGGACGAACCACTACCGCCACCACCGCCACCGTCAGATCCGTCTCCACTTTCTCCGCCGCCACCGACTGCATTCGGGCCGTGACCTCCAGGAGCACCGATACCGGCTGTTGCCGATCCACCAGTGCCACCTCCGTTGGCGCCACCGCCGCCAGAGCCCGCACCGGTTTGACCCGTAGAGCCGCCGCTTGCGCCCGCCCCGTCAGGTCCCGCTGCGCCACCACCGCCACCACCGCCACGCTGCGAGATGTTCGAAGACCCGCCAGGACCGCCGTTACCACCCGACCGCCGAACATCACCAATGCCAGATGACGCCTGCCCACCGGCACCGCCGGCCGTGAGCCTCCCGCCACCCTGGCCGCCCTTTGCAAGGCATCCTTCGCTGGCATCGGTAGGCTGAGAGCCCGTGATGCTAGCCCACGTATCGCCGCCGTTCGAACCCGTAGATGTCGATCCAGCACCGCCCGATCCAACATTGAGCGTGAGCGCTCCATTCCCGAGCGTAAGAGCGTTGGTGACTGAGTAAGCGCCCGCGCCGCCGCCGCGCCCTGCGTCCCCGTCCGCTCCGGAGGCGCTACCACCTCCCCCACCGCCTCCGATGCACTCGACCGTGATCGGTACACCAGGATGGTAGTCGTCAGGCTTGACCCACGTTCCCGAGGACGTGATGAGAACGCGCTGCGTGGCCATCAGGTTTTGTTGATCGCCAGACTGATGACGACGTGCTCGATGTCCGTCACGCTATCGACGTTGAAGTAGAGAACGTCGCCAGCCGTGACAGTCTTGGTCCAACCCGTGAGGGTCGAATCTTCGCTCTTGTTGCTCGACGCAATCGTGACGGGCGCCGATGCCGTGATGCTGTCGGCATTGGTCGGCGGGTAATTTGCGTAACTGTCTTTCCAGATGTCAACGACGACGCTGCCAGTCTGATCTGCAAGCGCGGTGACCGATGCGATCTCTCCGTTGAACGGAACCTGCACCCACGTCTTGATGCCGGTTTCAATTTCGGCTCCGCCACCGTCGATGTCCGCTACAATCGCGAACGAACCGGCCGGGGCTTTGAGAAGAGCGGCTACAGCCTTGTCCAGGCTATCCCAGTAGTCTCGCCACGGTGGTGTGCCTTGTCTCCGCTCCAGGTCCACAACCTGGATGTGAGGCTGCGGGAGAGGGCGGAGATTGGCCATGGATCAGTAATTGCCAGACCGAAGGCGCCGTGCCGTATCGGCCTCTGACTGCGGCGGGGCCTCCGGCATCTGACTGAAACGGTTCGAAGCAAGAGCGTGGAGGGTCGCATCACCGACGCCACTCAGAGCCCGCCCGAGGTTGAGACCGGCGATGCCATACCCAGGGATATACGAAAGACCGCCAGTGGCCGGCGCGAGTGCCGCCCCGGCAGCACCAGCGCCGATGCCGTACAATGCGTCAATTCCAGCTTGGTTGAACTTCCGTTCAGCACGGCGGTCGAGATAGCCCGGTATCCCTCCTGGGCCAGTGCCATCCTCAAGCTGACCGCCCTGCGCGGATTCCAGCGCCATCAATCGTGCAGCCGCTTCCGCAGCATTGAAATCAGCCATTCTTCTATCCCCTAACTTCTTCCGACTGCACCGCTCCGAAGAACACCACGTCAACAGGATCGGCTACCTCGATCCGCCAGCGACGGCCTGCGGCTTTCGTCATGCCGGTGTTGCGGACTATGACCTGCTTGGCGGCTTTCTGCTGTCGCCCGAGGCCTCTGAGAAGAGGCTTCGACCACATCACCCCGCCGTCATTCGACCATGAGATGTTGACGGTCGGCTCCGTCTGGACCGGATCGCTGCCGGTCGCGATGCCGACGCCTGTCGCGAAGTCGAAGTCAGCCCGAGATACCTGCGTGTAGGCCGGGAACTTCTTGACCTCGCCGCTTTCCATGACAAACGGGAACGGCTCCCCGTCCTCCGTGTGAACTCCGAACGCGATCTCAAGGAGATTTCCAGAAAGAACATCCCCGCAAAGCCACTTCGACACGCCGGGGAATGAACCGCCGATAGGGAAGGCCTGGGTGATCCGAGACCGCTTCTGAAGATAGCTCGCCCGCTCTGCCCATTTCTCGGTGTTGAAGTCGAACACCCATGTCCAGTCTGGACACGAGAGCTGCCAGAACTTGTGCCCACCCGATGTGTAGACGCAGGCTTCGAGGACAGTCTTGTCGCCAAGAGCCTCTATGAGCCGGTCAAGAACAGGAGGAGAGACCTTGGTCGGCGTGTAGCCATCGAGGCGACGAACCGTGCTGTCATCGGCCACCCACATCAGGGCTTCCGAGAACTCGTCAGTTCCACCAGCAATTGCGTGCTGAGATACAAGACCGGCCGGGATGGTGTGAGACCACGAGAACGGGAATCCTTCGGCGTTTCCGCTGTTCTGCCAGACCTCGATGGACCGAGCCCCGCACAGGAGCATGTATCCGCGAAACGGAACCGGACGCAGGAGGCCGTCCGGATGCTGCTCTGCCGTCGCAACGTCTACAGGATTGATGTCAGTCGTGTTGATGCCAGAGGTCCGGCACTTCCCATCGCCATAGGTGAAAAAGAAGTACCCAGCGAGAAATGCGACTGCGTTCGGAGAACCTACGTCGATGTCAGGATAACCGCTCACCCCGATGCTCGTGATCACGAACGGACCGGCCGAGCCGACCGCTACAATGTCAGGGCTGGAGTTGTTGTTACGCGCAAAGAACAGCTTGTCCGACCCTGACAGTGTGTCGTGCGTAGACACCATCCAAGCCAGTCCGTCGCTCGTCGCGCCTTGCTCAATGGAGACAATCACATCCTCAAACCCAGCGTACACGACGCCCGGCATTGAGATGGCGCCACGGAACACGGATTCACTCGTCTCGACAAACCGGCGAAGGCCTGGTGCCCTTTTCCAGCACGGACCTGCGTTCTCTCCACGGGGCTCGACAAACCCGTTGATGATGCGCCCAGACGATTCTTGCGGGCGCTCTGCGGGCGATGTCGAGAGCGGCCAGGGGATCGTAGCCATCAGATGTATGTCGTCTTGAGAGTGGCGTAGGTCGGCCCCTGAGCACTCTTGATCAGAAGGCTGTTCTCTGCTGCCGCTCCGGTTGCCGCCAGACGCGGATCGTTGGCCATCCCGAACGCTTCCCGGCTGTTGTTCGCCAGCACCTTCGCAAGGTCATCGAAGATCTGCGTGTCAAACTCGTCGTAATCCGGGATGTAGATCACATCCCGAGCGCGGAGGTCGTCAACCGTCGTCTCTACAAAGCCGTTTACGCGGGCCAAGTCTTCGGTTTCAGCCGTCTGTCCAGCCGCAAGAACCGTGAGCACTTCGAGCGCGCGATCACAGAGGTCACGCCGCGATTTCAGACCCATCCTCGCCCTCTATCCATGCCTTCGTCGGTCGTCCGAAGTGTTCCTCTGTGAACCCGCCCGAGACTGAGCGGACACAGTTGACCAGCTCTTTCTTCTGCCTGAGCCAATTGCGCTGATAGTGCGCAACTTCTTTCGAGCACCACGGCACATCGTCAAAGAAATGCGGCGTTGACGTGAGAGGGACGCCTGCGAGAACGATCCGCTCCGCACCCATTTCACGTGCAACAGCGACGGCGAGCGCCGACGAGCCACCGCCTGGGTTCACCACACGTTGATACGGGTATTTCTTGTCCTTGTGCTCTGCCGTCCAAATGCGGCCAGCGGGACCAAGCCCATTCGCAGCACGCTTCTCCGTCCAGTCTTCCATCTTCTCAGGGTGCATCGAGCACCAGTGATCGAGGCGGCCATGCCACTCGGCACCGAAGTCGTTCACGGCGATAAACAGATCAGGCTCGAACAGTGCCAGGGCGGCTTTGATGTCCTCTCGAACACACTCTCCGCCACCCATGATGAGCGCGGTCCGTCCCTTTCGTCCGTTGTCGATCGCAGCCTCGGTCATAGACTTGAGAACAGCGCCGACATGCTCCCAGGCAAAGCCGGATGCGATCTCGTCAGGCGTCCACTGCCGCCATGCCATGCGGTTGCACCAGTCGTCTCGATCAGGTGTCACGAGTTGGAGTTGAGTGCCATGCGCTGCCACGGGCCACGCCATAGAGCCTTCATCAATGGCAATGACTGGCACGCCTGCCAATGCCGCATCAACTCCCGTGTTGCTGTTATAGGTGACGACACACGACGCACCGTCTAGCGCTTCCTCCAGGGTTCCATTCAGCCGGACGCTCGCTAGCACATCGCCAGCAATTCCGCGCCGTATCGCTTCAGGGTGCGGGCGGAACTTGACGCGATACCCGGCCCTCTGCATCTCCGCCGCGATCTTAAGATACCAGTGGTCGATAACCACATCAGACAAAGCTGCATCGCCGCGCACCTGCCCCATGATGAGGGCGTATCCATCTTTCTTCCGCCACGGCTTGAGCAGGTGTCCATGGTGCTTCGAGAACCGCTCTCCATTGTCTGCCGGAGCGTTCCACGTGGAACGTCCATTTAGACCGTTCCAGCCGAGAGAGGTCCAATGGAACCGGTCCCCGATGTACCCGCGCTCCATCACGAGCACGTTGTATCCAGCATCCCGGAGCCGTCTTCCCTCGCGCCATCCCCAACACACGATGAACGGGCTTCCATCGGGAGGCATGGACCCCTTGGGAACAATGACCGCGTCGTAACCGTGCCTCTCTAGACCAGCCGCCATCGCCATGGCGTGCTCGTTCATAGAGCCATTGCGATTGGAGACGACGAAGATCTTATCCGTCACTCGACCCTCACCGCGTCGGCTATGATAGTCCTGCATTCCTCCAGATCAGCCCAAACGTTCGAGAACTTGTCCCGCTGGCCAAACCACGCTTGAACTTTCCAGCCGCACTCGCGGAGGCGCTTTTCTAGCTGCTCTTTCGTGTAATGCCTGCAATGATACGGGTTCTTGAACTTCGCCCACGGGACAACATCTTCATTCGGGACGCTCACCAGAAGGCGCGGCGCGGCCTTGTGCGCGGCTCTGAGAAACACCTTCGGCCGCTTCAAGTGCTCGACCGTTTCGAAGCTCACGACTGCATCAGCCTCTGGAAGCGCGGGATCATCAAGAAGGTTCATCTGCGTCCAGGTGATTGACGGCCGGTCCCAATGGCGTTTCGCATAGGCCAGCGCCGGTTCTGACACATCGATGGCCGTTACGGTGCACCCGCGATCCGCAAGGATGGACGATCCATACCCGCATCCGCACGCAGCATCGATTACTCGGCCACTGTCACCAAGCCTCTGGGCTGCCCATAGATAGCGGGAGAGATGGTCATGCCTCACGTCTCCAAGGTCTGACTTGTAGAGTCGTTCAGCAGCAGCCATCAATACCCACTCCCCGCGAACACAGGCTCTACGCGGGCCTACGACGCAAACGCGCCCACGCCATACTGACGCTGGTAGCTCTCGGTCGCGCGGGCGAACACGAACGCGACGTAGTCGGCGTTGCTCGCCTTGTAGTCCGGGTGCTCTGCGCGCGGAGCCTCCTCGCTGTCGGGGAGCCCGTCGTTGTAGGCCTCCCGCGCGGCCGTGATGCCCGCTTCCTGATCCGCGGTGGTGGTGAACGTATAGTTTGCCATTTATGCAGCCTCCTTTGCGGCGTCCTTGGCTTCGGCGCGTGCTGCCTGAGCGGCAGCGTCGATCTTCTGGAGCAACGCGCCCGCGTCGATCGCAGCCGTGAGGCCGATGCTGCGCAGCCCGGCGTCCATGAGCTGGAGCAGGCGCTGCACTTCCTGTTCAGTGAGTTCGAGTTTGATCATGGTCCCTCCGTGTTAAGCGGCGACGGCCAGCACCTTGTAAGCGGTGCCGGACGCGTCTTTGATCGTGAGTGTGTGCGTGGCCGTGGGGGTCTCCGCCACGGCGTTCGCGTCGGTTTGCAGCGCGCCTTGGATCGTCGCGTATGCGCTATCGTCTGCGAGGCGAACTTGCAGAGCAGCGGAGTCGCGTTTTAAGCTTGGGAAGCTAGACGTTGTGCCGCCAAATTGCAGGCGCGCAAAATCTGTACCTGCGGCGTTAGCCAGCATCAGCAATCCGGCGGCGCTAGCTGCGAGCTGGGTGCGGCCAGTGAATAAAAGCGACCCAGATGCACTCGCGACTAATGACCCGCCAGCAACTACATTCAAACCTGCATATATAAATCTTGGCCTATTCGCCCCGCTTGCACCAATGTCGTAGGTGTTGTCTGTCGCAGCATTCCAATGTCCGGAACCGTTGATAGACCAACGCGCGGTTCCACCGACCCTGAACGAAATTCCATTCGTCCCAGAGCTCAATTCAATTGCACGAGCTGCTGATCCGGTCCCCGCCGCCTCGGCCGCAATCGTAAGGACATTCGAACTCCAGAGGAACGCGCCGCGCTCATAATTGCTCGCATCCGTGAACGTGTTGTAGACGCGGAAAGCCTGGGCGTTCGTACCATTGCGTTGGGCCAGAATGTTTGAGGCTTCACCTGCGAGTGTCGCATTTGTGCCAATTACAACGAGCGCATTTGAGCTTGCGCCAAGCGTAGAAGTCCCAGGCACACTGAGTTGGTTGCCAACAAAAACGCTACCGTTCTTCTGTATATAAAAACGGTCCGTGCCGCCCACCACGAAGCTCAGCAGCCTGGAGCTTGCGCCGCTCGCCGTATCCGTGATGTTGAGATAGATGCCGGTGAACGTATCCGCCGCATCGTTCCAGGTCGCCGTGAGCGCGAGAATATTGGCGGGATCAGTGATCGTCCCGAGCGCGATGGTCTGGGTCTTGGTCCACGTGTGCTCGGACCCGCGCAGCATGTCGCGAATGTACTGCGGGCAAATCCACACGTCGCCGCTCGCGTCAAACGGATCGCGGCTCGCATAGATCTTGTCCGTCAGGTGCGCGGTTTCGCCATCCGTGAGCGCGGCGATCGTCTTGTCAGCCATTTGTCTCTCCCAGCTTCAGCTTGCTCGCCCCGTCACCGAGGAGCAGATGCGATGTGCCGTCTCCGAGGAGGAGCGTGCTCGGCTGCGGTTCAGGCGGAGTGGAGCTGCCCCTCCGTCTCCGCCAGAGGAGGAGGTCGGAGAGGTCGTTAGGCATCGACTACGACCACCAGAGCGCGTAATACAGGCCCGCTCACACGGACATATAGATTCTTTCCTGACCCGATAGTAACAGGGTGCGCGCAGTACGGTTTTAGCACTGCGCCATTGATGGTAGGCGATGAAGCAAGCACCGCATACTCCACGTCAGTGTTCCCAGACACGTTTTGGATATTGACGTTCGCGGGTCCGGCCTTCGCAACAGACCACTCCTGGGTGGCATTGATATTGGTCGTCATCAATCACTCTCCAATGAGAGAAAGGGGCGAGCCGGAGCCCGCCCCCGCGATCACGTTAGGCCGAGACCGGCGTCTCAGCGTCGTTGGTGGCGGCAACAAACGCCGTTGCCATGCCCCAGTCCTTCAGAGCGCCGCCAGCAATCGGAGCCTTGGCAAGCTTACCGATGCCGTAGCTCATTTCGATGCCAACGCCCTTGATGAAGCCGTAGTCGTCTTCCGCGCGCTTCGTGGGTGCCGGATTCTGCACCCACGACATGCCAAGCGCGCCCTGACCCATCAGGAACACGGGGCTGAGACGTGCACTGTTGGCGCCAGCCGTGGCGAGAGACGGACCGAGGATCGTATCGATCTCCGGGACCTCGGTAACCACGCAACCATCGAGGATGATGTCACCAGAACGGAAGATCGGGTTCTTCTCCCAATTCGAGCCCTCACGAGCGCGGGCCTCGCGGTTGGCCTGCTTGACCTCATCGGACTGCGAGAAGTCGCGGAAGGCGTTGCTGCCAGCCGCCACCAGGAACCACTCCGCGTTCGGGTCTTCCTGCTGCCAGGGAGTGATCGCAGGCTGAGAGCCCGTCGTCTTCTGTGCAATGCGCTTCAGGAGACGGAGCACGCTGGCCGTGAAAGTCTCGTTCGACTGCACGGCAGCGAGCGAGTTGGCGTGGTTGCCGGTGACCGTGTTCGTCAGAGTGTTGCCGAACAGGATGCGGTCCTCGTTGGCAGTCTGCCAAGCATTCTTCTGCGTGCCGTTGGCCGCCGAATAGAGGATGCCGTTGACACGTGCGCCAGCCGAACCGCCATGCCCTGCCGGAGCCGATTCAGACGGGATGGCGAGAAGTGCCTTAACGATCTCGTCACGCTGCGTGCGCTGTCCCCACTGCGTGAGAGCCGGGCGGGCCTCAGCGAGCGGATCGAAAGACGACTTCTGGACCTGGTTCTTCTTGAAGGCGACCGCGTTACGAGCCCAATCGGTCCACATGCGGAAGCCGTAGGAGTCCATCTCCTCCTCGGCGTTCACGAGAGAGCCAGAGCCGACACCCGCACCCGAGAGCGTATTCACGAGCGGGATGTTGACCTGATCACCACCTTCCTTGTTCTCGTAATAGAGCTGGATGATGGAGTTCTGCCCCTTGCCCATGTAGGGCGAGAAGCGGTTCTTGCGCAGGTAATCGAAGAGAACCTGCTTGCGGAATTTGATTTCCGCGTTGTTCGAGTGAGTAGAAGAAACGCCGGCCATTGGCGTTAGCCTTTCCTAAAAGCCGGGTCCCGTCCTGGGGATCACCGGGCGATGGAGTTGAAAAGCTCCTCCTCGCTCAGGCGATCGAGACCGGACGAATCCGCAGATGCGGACGAGCCGGGGACGGATCGGAGCGAAGGTGGAAGCTGGGTGACGGTGTTAGGACGGGCTGCGGGCTGGGCTGGCGTGGCGGGTGCCACGGGCTGGCCGCTGGCTTGGGCTCTGGCTGCTTCGAGCGCCTTGGCGAGAAACGCGGGATCTTTCAGCGCCTCATCCAGCTTGCGCTGGACGTAGGACTGCGGGTCTCCGCCGATCTCCTTCAGAGTGCTCTGCTCACGATGCCACGCGACCATTGCGCCGCCTGGATCGGCGGAGCTGAAGACGCGCTGAGCAAGCACGCGATCACCGCCTGCGACTGCCTGAGTGAAGGCATCGTAAGCTGGCTGGAAGTCGTCCTTGTGCACCATCGCCGTGATGGAGAGATTGTTCTCCAAGCGCATCTGGCGAAGTTGCTTCTGGAACGTTTCCTGCTGTGACGCGAACCGCTGTTCCCAATGCCCTGTGTAGGCGTCTGGGTCCTCGAACATGTTCGGTGTTGCTGCGGGCGTCTTTGGCGGGTTCTGCAGAGCCTGAAGCTGCTGCTGCATGGCCGCGAGAGCGTTCTGCATCTGCTGGGCTGCAAATACTGCCTGCCGAGCGTCTGCTTCTGCTTTTTCGGCACGTGCGCGTTCTGCGTCACGAGCCTCGCGGATCTCCCTCATTCGCCACGACGGGATCTTGCCGTCATCATCCTCCCTTGCGGGGGGCTGCTGTGCGGCTGCCGGTTCCTGGGCTGCGGCTTCGGCAGGTGTTTCCTGCTTCTGCGGCTCGGCCTCTACCGGCTGTTCCTGCGCTTCGCCTTTGGCCCTGAACCGGCCAAACTCGTCACGCTCCCGTGTGGCTTTCTCCGGCTCTAACGCTGCCGGTTCGCTGCCTGTGTCAGGTTCCGCGTCGAACTTCGGCGCATCACCCGACAACATCTCCGAGAACAACTCGTCCTCGTCGCCAATACCGTCCTGTTCGTGGTTGGCCATAGCCGTCCCGTCCTTTCGCTATCTCGTTGCGAATTTCACGAATGCGCCCCTATCGCCGGGTGCTGGCGGGCCGTGTTTCGTCCGTGCCTCAACGCAAAAAGCCGAGCGTGTGAGGCCCGGCTTCGAAGTGTGGTGCGTCCTCTATCGCCGGACGCGAGCGTGACGTGGATTAAGCTCCACGCGGGCTTGCGCTGCTATCGCGAGCGCGGGCGATCTCGTTAGAATCCAAATGACCCCTGCATCGGCGTCTGCGCCTGCGGAGGCGGCATCCCTGCCTGCATCTCCAACATGCGACTGAAGTCCGGCTGTCCGCCGTTGCCACCGAAAACTGCATCCGGTGGCAACGGGTTTCCACTCATGGCAGGCATTGGCAGCGATCCGCCACCGGATGGCAGTCTTGGGGCTTGCGGTGCGGGCTGATCCATGCCCGGAAGTCCTGTCATTCCGCCCATACCGAGCGGAGACGTAGAGAGCTTCGTGACGGCGTCCGCCGTGCTCTTGAACGTGTCGGCCTTCGCCTTGCCGGTCTTGGCGCGTGTTTCTTCGGTCTTTGCCTGTTCCTGCTCAAGCGCAATCTGCTTGGCCTGCTGCTCCATCGGATCGGGCTGCTGGGCCTGCTCCATGCGCTCCTTTAGCCGCTTCTTGATGTCCTGGCGGATCGGAAGCAGGTCCACGAGAATATCGGGCGGGATCGGCATGCCAGCCGCGAGAGCGCTCTGAAGCGTTTCAAGGGCCTCTGCCAAGGTGGTGACGACATCCCCGCTCTCGTCCAGCGTGATATCCACATCGAGAGAGCCGAGCGCGTTGACCAATGCCGGGCGGCCGTACTGGTCTATGGTGAGCCCGTTCAACTGGATGAACTGGATCAGCCCCTCAGAATCCGTGACCCGAATCCAGCGCTCGGACTGCCAATGACGCTGGATGCCGTTCCACATCTTCCGGTAAACGCGGAACTTCCAATCCCGGTAGGCGAGAATGAATGGCCCCAGCTCGGCCAGTCCTGCCTGTTGCAGGAGAGCAATCGCACGACCGGATTTGCCCGCATCACCCTGGCCGAGCTGAGTTGCATTTGGCCCGAACCGGTCAAGCTCCGTTTTGGCTTCCTGATAGAGGGCGAGCTGGCCCTGAAAATCCTGCGACTGGTCATCGACCTTGATGTCTCGGCCGATCTCCGCATTTTCGTTGAGCACCACGACGCCATCGGCACGCGCCCATTCCTTGCGTGCACGCTCCACGTCCTGGACGGCGCTCTTCTTCAGGATCAAGCGGCGCGAGTTCGAGATGTGGAGCATCCGGCTCTTGCGCTGATTGACCTCGTCCTGTGCGGACTTGAGATTTCGCAAAAACCCGTATCGGTCGCCCTCATGGTCAACCGCCGCCGAGTACATCTCGAACTTGTGTGTGGTCTTGCCCTTCTCGTCGATCCAGGGCGACACGCCTTCCGCAAGCTTCAGGTTGCCGATGTGGAAGCACCACTTCCACTGGCCCTTGCAGTAGTACCAATGGTCAACAGCGCGAACCATCTGCTCTGAGGAGTTGGTCCAGACAACCTCGCGGTCAGAGCCGGTCTGAAAATCAGCTCCGGAATCCGAGACGGAATCGATCTCGTCCGCCATGTCCGGAAACATGTCCTTCAGCACCTCCCGATCCACCCATTTGGTGGTCCCGAGATAAAGCGCGTCAGAGAAGTCCTGCTCTACAGAGCGCGGGTCATAAAAGAACGTGTCAGGCTGGACCGCAGCGAGGCCAACCTCGGGGTCCCCCATATCGCCTTCGGTCAGATCGAACTCGACGCCGCCAATCCCGTCAATGGCACCATCACGAGAGCACTTGGGCTGGATCGAATCCCAATGCTGAGAGTTCATGGCATAGCGCAGGGTCTCCGTTCCGAGGTCTGCGCCGTCAGCGTGATTCGGTGAGTTCGGCTGTGCTTTGGGGTCCTGTTTCAGGCGTTCGAGGACGCCGACGATCGCGTTGACCTTGCGGGCGTATTCGTTCGTCGTCGTGACCGGCTGTCCACGGCTGCGGATGGTCTTGACCTGATCGCGGGTCCACTGGACGCAGTGGTAATAGCGCCGGGCTTCCTTTTGCTCCTCGATCTCATTGGATTTGCTGGACAGGTAGTCCTGGAACTGCTTACGCAGGCGCGAGAGCGGGTAAAACACCGCCGCTTTCGCGTCCTCTCCTGTCCGGCCGTAGCCTTCCGTTGTTTGCGTCTGCATGGGTTCCTAGATTGTCAGAATGCCGTCGTCGCTGTCGCGAGAGTAGGCGGGTTTGTAGTCATTTCTGGCCGCCGCCTTCCTTTCGGAAGGATCGTCAGGTTTCCAGTGGATGATGTTCGGGAACAGTTCCGTTAGTGCCCACACGAGTGCGTCAACGTTGTCCGCAGTCGTGTCGCCTTCGATCCCGAGCGGTGTGAAGAGGACCATGTTGTCTTCGAGATCAGAGAATGACCCGACGTGTGAAACGCGGCCTTGCTCATAGAGAGCTGCAACCGGCTCGGCTCTTGTTACCTTGCCGCGAGACGCATGGACCTTTTTGAACGGGATGATGTCCCGCACAGAGCGAACGGTCGCCTCAACCATGTCGCCGCCCTGGTTGATCTCAGCGACGATGATATCAGCCTTGTGCTCATCGAATGCCGCCACTGCCCGCGACGCCCAGCCATGAGGACCAAGCGCACATGACACGTCATCAAGAACATACCCTCTGCCGTCTATTCCGAGACCAGCGGCAACAATGCCAGTCTTAGCGCCCCGATCCGTGTCACCACCACCACCAGCCACTGCAGCGGGGTCGATAGCAACCACAACACGCTGAAGCTGCGGCACCTCGCTTTTCTTCCTGCGGTGCGCATCCAGATTGGCGCGAGACCAGAGTGCGCCAGGAGCGTCGTCTAGAAGCTCTGCGTCAAGCTCTTGCCGTCCAAGCCTTGTGCCGGCGTATCGGCCTTCAATGCGGGCAAGGAACTTCGGCGACAGATTGGCCCGGTTGTCGTAGGTGGAGCCTTTTGTCGGATGAACGCCGCCTTCCCCTAATATCTCCCTCAGGAGCGGGATAGGACGCGGCGTTGTCGTGATGACCGTTCTGGGGTTGGTTCCCAGGCGAAGGCCGAATTCAAGGTTGTCCCACGTCTCCCGAGCGTAACGCCACTTTGCAAGCTCATCGCACCACGCAGCCTCGTGCTGCGGGCCGCGGAGCTGGTCAGGCTCAACTGCATTGTAGAGCGTCGCGACCGTCCCGTTGGGCCAAGTCAGCCGACGCTTTGATGGCTCGTAGAGAGGACGAAAGTCATTCGGGTGGATTGCGAGGATTCCACTCTCGCCTTCAACGATAACGTCTCTGGCGTCAGCGGCAGTCTCGGCAACAAGCGCAATCCTGCCAACCTCACCCGCCGACAGGGGCGTCTTACCGCACGCGATCTTGCGGACCCACTCGGCGCCGCAACGCGTCTTTCCCCACCCACGCCCGGCAAGAATGAGCCAGATGGACCAATTGCCAGGCGGCTCTAACTGTTCTGGTCGCCCCCAGAATGACCAGTCGATGGCAAGTTCTTCAGCCTGCCTCTCGGACAGATCACTCAGGATCTCGTTTCGCTGCGCCTCTGGAAGCGATGCCAGCGATTCTGCTAGCGATAAGGTCCTTTGCGCTAACATCGACCTCTGACTTGATAGGCCCGCCGTCCTTGCCGGTCAGCTCGCTCTTCTCAGCGAGGCCGAGGTCACGGGCGATGATGTTGGGATTCAGAAGCTCAGCGGCCGCGCCTTCGAACTTTTGCTGCCGCATGATTTGGTCCACGCGCGTTGTGACTTCCAGAAAGCCATCTCTGGCGCGATAGTTATGCCACGTCTGCATGGCGATGCCGAGAAAGTTGCAGAGGCCATTCAGAGTCATGGCACGCATTTTGGGCAGCTCTTTAGTAACGACCGCGCCCTGAAACATGAATGCCTTCATCTCGTGAAGTGGGTTCGCTTCGACCCATTCGAAATACTCGATGCAATTCTCCCACAGTGCGTCTGGGGATTCGAATGTTGCCGGGCGGCCGTGTGTAGATCGTGCCTCCCAGAAGCGATTGCCAATTGGAGCTGCCATTTTCCTTGTCGCAGGTTGAGAAAGACGGGACGGACCCGGCAGGGTAATGCGAGCCCGCCCCGCCTCTGTGGGCGCGTAGAGCTGACGCTGCGGTTCAGCTCTTAGTCCTCGATATGACAAACCGCCTAGGGCGGGCCTCGGTGTTGGTGGCGATAGGTGTTGGGCACCAACACACGGGGAT